TCCTAAACCTTAAAAGAGATAACGATGTCAGTTGCATCTAGAGAACAATTAAAACAATACGCACTGCGTTCTTTGGGTGCACCTGTGCTCGAAATTAACGTAGATGATACTCAATTAGAAGATCGTCTTGATGAAGCACTTGGTTATTGGCATCTATATCACTATGATGGTATAGAACAAATGTATATGAAGCAACAGATTCGTGCTTCAGAACTAAATCTATCAACAGAAGTTGCAGAAACTTTCCAGATCGCTGAGAAAGTTACTGGTGCTACATCTGGTGCCAGAGCAGAAGTTGTTCGTGAATCAACTCGAGTTTCTGCTGGAACTAAACTTCTTGTTAAAAACGTATCAGGAACTTTCGTTGCTGGTGAAACTATCACTGGTGACGAGGGTGCTACCGCAACTCTTGCTTCAACAAATCCAGTTGTTCTTGGTGAATATGATAAGCGTTATATTCAAGTTCCAGATTATGTTTGGGGTGTTACTAAGATTCTTGGTATGGGTCAAGCGTCTTCTTCAAAGAACATCTTCGACTTACAATATCAATTACGTTTGAATGACTTGTATGATTTAACTTCTACAAGTATCGTTTACTACAAAACTGTTATGAGTCATCTAGCGATGCTAGACTTAGAACTTAATGGTCATATGTTATATCGTTTCAATCGTTTAACTAATCGTCTATACCTAGACATTAACTGGGCAACAGACGTTATTCTTGGTGACCATATTATCGTTCAAGCATATCGTGCAACAGATCCAGCAGAATACACTAAAGTCTGGAATGAAGCATGGTTGAAACATTATGTTACTGCTTTGTTCAAACGTCAGTGGGGTACTAACCTTAAAAAGTTCTCAGGTATTCAACTTCCAGGTGGTGTCACTTTGGATGGCGATAAACTTTACGATGAAGCAGTTTCAGAAATTAAAGATCTAGAAGACGAACTACAAAACAAGTCTGCTCCATTAGACTTCTTCATGGGGTAAGTAATGCCACTAAATCCTTACTTTACACAAGGTACAACAAACGAACAGAACCTTGTTGAAGACCTTATCATTGAATCTCTAAAGATTTATGGTAAAGACATGTTCTATATTCCAAGAACGCTCGTCTCAGTAGATAACGTGTTTGGCGAAGATCGTCTAAGTAAATTCCAAAACTCTTATCCAATCGAAATGTATTTCGACAACATTGACTCATTTGCTGGTCAAGGTGCGATGCTACAGAAGTTTGGATTAATGATGGAACAATCTGCTACTCTAACAGTAGCACGTAAACGTTGGGAACAGTTAATTGGTGCGCAAGGTACAACTAATTTACCAAATCGTCCATCTGAGGGCGATCTACTTTATTTCCCACTAACAAAAGGTTTGTTCGAAATTAAATTCGTGCAACACCAAGAACCATTTTATCAACTTGGTAAACTATATGTTTACAAACTTCAAGTTGAACTATTCCAATACGCTTCCGAGCGTTTGGATACTGGAGTGCCAGAAGTGGATGCGTTCGAAAATCTCAAGTCGTTCGATGTTACCATCAATCCAGAGATTGGACCAGCATCCAACAATTTTGGCACTAATGATACATTTAGAGAAAAAGCAGAAGATGTTATCTTTGATGTAAACAATCCATTTGGAGAAATTTACAAACAAAGTGGTACACCAAACTTCTCTAGAAATTCAGATACATCTACTTTGACTACTGATCAAACAACAATTAAAACAGACAGGACTCAATAATGGCTAAGCAAGTAATCAATCTTGGAACAGCAGCTGACACTAAGTCAGGTGATCCATTACGCACAGCGTTCACCAAGATTAATGCAAACTTTACAGAATTGTATGACGCAAATGCAGCTTTAGATATTCCAACAGACGTTGCTGACTTAACAGATGAAACTAACTTACTACAAAGCGGTTCTTATGTTAAAACTTGGACGACTAATGAAGAAACAGTTTGGACAATTGAAGAAGCTCATGGTGGTATTCAGTTCGATTATACTTTCCCAGCAGGTGAACCATTATCAGCTTTAGTGGCAGAAACCCTTACAGATGTAGCTTATGTTGATATTGACGATGCTACATATCCTGGATTTTATGGTGGTAATATTAGAACATTTACTATCAATGAAACAACATTTGAATATTTTGGAAATGAATGGTTAGGTGGTACTGTTTATCGTTACTATTTAAGTGCAACTACTTCTTACACAATAGGTGATACTATTACTGGTAACACTATTATTACTGAGGTACCACCAGCACCAGTAAAATGGTGGGATGCTGCAGACTTACCAAACGGAAATACAAACTTCCGTGGTGCTATTATTGATTATCATGCGTACAGTCCTGATTGTGGCACTATGATTGGCACTATTAAAATAGCAGATGATTCTGGCGACAACACTGTGTCTCACAGTGAGGTAGCTTCAGGTGGTAACGATACTGCTTATATTCATTTCTGGGGTCGTTCTGGTGGAGAAGGACAACTATTCTTCTATCGTACAGATGGTGAAGACGATATAAACGTAAAAATTCAATGGACTGCTAAAGTGTTTTATGGTCCAGAGTTCTGGGATTAAAGGAAACCATAATGTCAAGAGGTAAAATAGTAAATGTTAGCGAAGTCGCTAACACCCTAAATGGAGCAACCTTAGAAGAAGGCACAATAGCAATTGTTAATACTGGCGAAGGTCAGTGGAGCGTTATCCTTCACGATGGTGTAACAGAAGGTGGTATTCCAATTGGTGCCACTAATGGTTTGCTTGTTTCTAATGGCAACCCTGTAAAATTAGCTGCATCATATGCTGACTACTCTAACAATAAGTATATTCAGATTAGACCAGGAGAAAATGATTCTCATATTCACATTGATAGTGGTGATAATGGTTTATATGATGTTATTTTAGGCGACGACACAAGATTTGTTTCTGTTGATCATCTAGGTTTTATCCGTATTAACGATGGTGGAAATGAGTGGCAGTTTAAGGGTGGTAAATTAAAATTTCCTTCTCAAACTCCAGTATCAAGTATTGGTTCAGCTGGTGATGAGGCTGGTATGATCGCTGTAGATTCCAACTACATCTACTACTGCACAGCAGACTATCAAGTTGGAACATGGACAAGCATTTCAGTATCTAATGCAACTGATTATAACGACAACGTTACATTTAGATGGCGTGCTGATGTTGCTGATATAACTAATTTGAATCAACCATTAAGACTAACAAACGTTTCTTTCAATGGCACCATAGTTGAATCTTTACAGATCGATAGTTACACACTAGTTAGCGGAAACACGTATGACTTTTATATGACTGGGTTTGCTGGATCATATCAGAATAGTGAACTTCAATACTCTGTGACTGAAGCTCCTGATATTTGGAAGCGTGTTGCTTGGTCAAACGATACTTGGTAAAATAAATGTTAAACGGAAATGTATATTATCACGGGATTATCAGAAAGTGTATCATTGGTTTTGGTAGACTTTTTTCTGATATCTACATCGATAGAAAACAAACAGATCCAGTAACTGGTCAAACAGTTCAGCGTCTGCGTGTTCCTCTAGCCTATGCACCTAAAGAAAAGTGGTTGGTTCGTACACAACAAGATCCAACTCTAGAGAATCACACAATGACTTCTTTACCAAGAATGTCATTTGAAATTATTGCTTACACTTACGATTCTTTGCGTAAGATTAATCGTCTTCAAAACGTTAAAAGTCCAGGAGACGAAACAACTGGACATTTTGTAAGAACTCCTGTTCCATATAACATGGACTTGTCTTTGTATATCATCACAAAGACTCAAGAAGATGCACTTCAAATTATGGAACAAATCCTTCCAACATTTACTCCAGAATATACACTGTCTCTTAAAGCAGTTGATGATATGGATATTGAGATGGATGTTCCAGTTGTTCTAAACTCTATCATCGTTTCTGACGAATTTGAAGGTGACTTCCAGACTCGTCGTTTCGTTATTCACACAATTAACTTCCAGATGAAGTTAAATCTATTTGGTCCAGTCACTGCGCAAAATGTTATTACTACTGCGATGGCTAACGTTGGAACAGATAGTGATGCACAAGGTGTAGATACTAAGTATACTGTTGTTGGTGATGCAACTACTAGAACTGTTGTAAGCGAGAATTGGGAAGACAATTTCTAAATAAAGTATGGCTGAAATTTATAATTCGAATGTGAATTTGAAAGCTGCAAACGTTGCAGTGCAGTTCACTCCTGAGCAGATTCAAGAGTATATTAAATGCTCTCAGGATCCAATTTACTTTATTGAGAACTATTGTTACATCGTCACACTTGACCATGGTCTACAGTTATTCAAACTCTATGATTGTCAAAAGAATAAAGTAAACATCATTCATAACAATCGTCGTGTGATTCTTATGGAAGGTCGTCAGCAAGGTAAGACTACCACGTCAGCTGCATATATCCTTTGGTATACTTTATTCCAAGCAAATAAAAATGTAGCGATTCTAGCTAACAAAGCTACTGCTGCACGTGAGGTTTTGGATCGCTATCAAACAATGTATGAAGGTTTACCTAAGTGGATGCAACAAGGTGTCGTTGGATGGAACAAGGGTGACATTGAATTAGAAAATGGTTCTAAGGTATTCACTGCTGCAACAGGCAAGTCTGGTATTCGTGGTAAGTCTGTAAACTTACTTTACGTTGACGAAGCAGCGATTATTCCAAACAACGTTGCCGAAGAATTCTTTACATCAGTTTACCCAACAATTTCTGCTGGTCAAACAACTAAAGTTCTTTTATCATCTACTCCACTTGGTTACAATCACTTCTGGAGATTTTGGACTGACGCTGAAAAAGGTCGTAATGGATTCGTTCCACTATTCATTCCATACTGGGAGATTCCAGGTCGTGATGAAGCATGGGCTGCAGAGCAAAAAGCTGCACTAGGTGAACTTAAATTCACACAGGAAGTCTTATGTAACTTCTTGGGTTCTAGTTTAACTCTAGTTCGTGCAGATGCTATCGCTAAGATGAGCCCAGATGTAATCGTTCACCAAAAGGATGGACTAGACGTTTATGTCGAACCACAAGCCAATCACGTTTATTGTTTAATAGCCGATATCGCTAAGGGTGTTGGTGGTGACTACTCTGCATTTCAGGTTATTGACATCACTGAAACACCATACCGTATAGTGGCTAAGTATAGAAACAACGAAATTAGCCCATTGCTCTATCCAAACATAATTCACAAAGTTGGGATGGACTACAACCAAGCATATGTTCTACTAGAGATTAACGTCTCAGAACAAGTTGCTCATATTTTATACACAGAACTTGAATACGAAAACTTATTATTTGTAAACAGACACGCTTTAGGTCAAACTGTCTCTGGTGGTTTCGGAGGTGGTAAGACTCAGTTAGGTGTAAATACAGATAAGAAAATTAAACGAATTGGGTGTCATAACTTTAAGGCACTCGTTGAAGAGAATAAACTTATTATTAATGATGCTGACACGATCTCTGAGATCTCTACTTTTATCGAAAAGAAAGGATCTTATGAGGCAGACGAAGGTTATCATGATGACTTGGTTATGCCTTTGGTTCTGTTTAGTTGGTTGACGACTAACAGTTATTTCAAAGACCTAAATAATGTAAACCTACGAGAAGCGATGTATAAGAAGCAGATGAAGGCTATTGAGGAAGAACTAACTCCTTTTGGGTTCTATGATGACGGTATCGAAAGACCTCCGTTAAACTTCTAAAATCGTGTAAAAACTAAATAAAATGTAGACATGAAACTTGTCTAACGTAAACTTTATTAACAAGGAGAACAACAATGCCGTTCCAATTATCTCCAGGCGTTGCAGTCGTAGAAAAAGACTTTACATCTATCGTTCCAGCTGTAGCTACCTCAATCGGTGCTTTCGCTGGTCAGTTTGACTGGGGTCCAGTTCTAGAGCCAATTACCATTACGTCTGAAGACGAATTGGTGCGTCGCTTTGGTACACCAAACAACAACAACTTTGAATCTTTCTTCACAGCTGCTAACTTCCTATCATACTCAAACAACATTTTAGTAGTTCGTCAAGAAACTACTAACATGAAAAACGCTGTGGTTACACCATCTGGTGGGTTAAACACTATCACTATTACAAATGCGGGTGCTGGATATGTTTCCACTGACCCTGCACCAGCAGTAGTATTCTTTACTGAAGGTATTATTCAAAGTATCACTCTAACAAATCAAGGTACTGGTTATACTGCTGTTCCAGCGGTAAGCATCACTGATTCTGAAGGTACTGGCGCAACTGCGGTTGCTAACGTATCTAATGGTAAAGTTATTGGTATTACTCTAACTAGCAGAGGTTATGGATACGTTAATCCTACAGTAACAATCAGTGGTGGTAATGGTAATGGTGCTACAGCAACTGCTGTGGTTGCTAAAACTGTTCAAGAAGAAGGTGGTGTAGCTCCTACTGCACAAGCTATCCTTTCTGGTGGTGCTGTTACTGCAATCACATTATCTGATGCTGGTACTGGATACACAACTGCTCCTACTGTGACTATCGTTGCAGCTGAAGGCGATGGTGGTACTGGTGCTACTGCAACTGCTTCTCTTTCTGGTGCTCCTGTATTATCTGTTACAGTTAATAATGGTGGTTCTGGATACGTTAGCCCTGTGGTTAGTATTCTTGGTGGTGGCGGTGAGGGTGCTCAAGCTATCGCTATTGTAGAAGCTGGTGTTATCACTGAAATCGTTATTCAAGATGGCGGTGACGGATACACTTCTAACCCAACTATTAGCGTTACTGACAGTAGCGGTTCTAATGCATCATTTGGTCCAGTTATCATTGGTACATCTTCTATTAGTGGTATTACTATTACTACTGGTGGAACAGGTTACAAAGCAATTCCTTCTGTTATCATCACTGGTGCTAACTCTACTCCTGCAGTTGTAGGTACTGTTACTCTTGGTCCATCTAACATTAGTTTTATCTCAATCACTAATAATGGTACTGGTCTATCTGCAGCACCATATGTTCAAATTGGTGGTGCTCCAGTAGGTGGTACTAATGCTACTGCTTCTGCTACAATTACTCCTTTAGGTGTAGCTATTCTAAATCCACAAACATATTCTGCTAACTTTATTAATGGTGGTGGTGTTGTTGGTGAATGGGCTGCAAAGTATCCAGGTGCTCTAGGTAACACACTAAAAGTTTCTATGGCTGATGCTGCAACATATAGCACATGGATTTATAAAGATGAATTCGATGCTGCTCCTGGAACTTCTGAGGCAGCTGCACGTATTGGTGGTTCTAATGATGAACTACACATCATCGTTATTGATGAAGATGGTTACATCACTGGTGTAGAAAATACTGTACTAGAAAAATTCGCTTTCGTTTCTAAGGCTTCTGATAACAAGAAATCTGACGGACAAAATAACTATTACAAAGATGTAATTAACTCACGTTCTGAGTGGTTGTGGTGGATGGATCACACTGATGAAGTTGTTGGTGGATATGATAACACTAACTGGGGTTCAGTGATGGCTGGAACTGCGTTCAAGTCAATGACATCTGCTCTAACCCAATCTTTATCTGGTGGTGATTCTTCAGGAAACGCAACTGATGGTCAGCGTATGTCTGCGTATGAGTTATTCTCTAACTCTACTTTATATGACATTAACCTAATCATGATGGGTAAAGCAGATCCTACTGTTGTTAATTATGTGATTGACAACGTTGCTTTAGTTCGTTTAGATTGCGTTGTGTTTGCTTCTCCAGAAGATGTTCAGACGCAAGAAGTTGTTATCGGTGACGATTCAACTGCAGTTAATAAGTTAATTACATACCGTAATGAACTAGGTTCTAACTCTTATACAGTTCTAGACTCTGGCTTCAAATACCAATATGACCGATATAATGACGTATATCGTTGGGTTCCATTAAATGGTGACATCGCTGGTCTATGTGCACGTACTGACTACACTAACGATCCATGGTGGTCTCCAGGTGGTCTAAATCGTGGTCAGATCAAGAACGTTGTTCGTTTATCATGCAACCCAAATCAGACTATGCGTGATAACCTATATCGTGTTTCGATTAACCCAGTTGTTACTTTCCCAGGACAGGGTACTGTTCTTTACGGTGATAAGACATTACTTGCTAAACCATCTGCATTCGATCGTATTAACGTTCGTCGCTTGTTTATCGTTCTTGAGAAGTCTATCGCTACTGCTGCTAAGTATCAGCTGTTCGAGTTCAACGATGCGTTCACTCGTGCTCAGTTTAAGAACTTGATCGAGCCATTCTTACGTGACGTCCAAGGTCGTCGTGGTATCACCGACTTCCTTGTTAAGTGTGATGAGTCTAACAACACTGGTGAAGTTATTGACCGCAATGAATTCATTGCTGACATCTTCGTTAAACCAACTCGTTCTATCAACTACATTACACTTAACTTCGTTGCGGCACGTAGTTCTATTAACTTTACTGAACTTGGTGCTTAATTTGGTGGGGAGGAAACTCCCCATTAACAACGAATAAATAAAGGTATAACAAGGAGATATTAAATGGCAAATATTGCTGACTTCAAAGCGCAAATGATTGGTGGTGGTGCTCGTCCGAATCAATTTCGTGTCGAACTAACCTTCCCAACATATGTAACGCTTGGTGTTATTGCTGGTCAGCGTGCACAGTTCCTATGCCGTGCTGCATCACTACCAGCTTCAACTATCGAAACAATTTCAATTCCGTATCGTGGTCGTCCAGTGAACTTCGCTGGTGAACGTTCATTCCAGCCTTGGACTGTTTCAATTTACAACGATACAACTTTCAACATCCGTAATGCTCTTGAGCAATGGCAATCTGGTATTCAACAGTACAACACTACTAATGGTCGTGTTAATCCTACTGACTATCAAGTTGACTTGTCTGTTCACCAGCTAGACCGTAATGGTGCGTCAATTAAGACTTATAAGTTTACTGACTCATTCCCAACTAACATTGGTGCGATTACTCTAGACTACGAACAACAAAATGCTATCGAGCAGTTCGATGTAGAATTCGTATACAACTTCTTCACTTCTAACGAAGGTGCTGGTGCTAACTTTGGTGTTAACGCAACTATTAATACTCCAGTTGGTTCATTCCCAGTTTAATCTTTTAACACGAAGGAATAGGTTATATAATGGAATTATTTGGATTTGAATTAAAACGTAAAAAGCAGGAGAACTTGGTGTCCGTTGTGCCACCAAGTACTACTGATGGCTCGACCATTCTAAACACTGGTGTTAATGCTGGTGGTTATTATGGTCTAGTCATGGACTTAGACTCTGTAGTTAAGAATGAGAACGATCTCATTAGACGCTACAGAGAAGTCTCACAATATTCTGATTGTGATTCTGCGATCGAAGATATTGTTAGTGAGGCGATGGTTGCTGATGAAGACAAAAAACCTGTTGAGATTATTCTTGACAACCTAAAAGTCTCTGAATCAATCAAAACTAAAATTCATGACGAGTTTGATCGAGTTTGTAATCTTCTAAAGTTTCAAGATCGTGCTCATGAGATTTTCAGAACATGGTACGTTGATGGACGTCTATATTACCAAGTTCTAATTGACGAAAAGAATGTCAAAAATGGCATCGTAGAACTTCGTTATATTGACCCACGTAAGATCCGCAAGATTAAAAATATCAAAAAGGAAAAAGATCCTAAATCTGGTATTGAAGTCGTTAAGCAGATCGAAGAATTTTATATGTATAACGATAAAGGTATTACTGAACAATCCACTATGGGTGTTAAGTTATCTTTAGACTCTGTTGTACATTGTCCATCTGGTTACATGGACCAAAACACTGGAATGTCTTTGTCTTATCTACACAAAGCAATTAAACCAGTGAATCAATTAAAGATGATTGAGGATGCTCTAGTCATCTATCGTATTTCTCGTGCACCAGAGCGTCGTATTTTCTACGTTGACGTTGGTAACTTACCAAAGTTGAAAGCAGAACAATATGTAAACGACATCATGAATAAGTTCCGTCAGAAAGTTGTGTATGATGCAACTACTGGTGAGACACGTGACGATCGTCGTCACCTATCAATGATGGAAGACTTCTGGATGCCACGTCGTGAAGGTGGTAAGGGTACTGAAATTACTACACTTCCAGGTGGTCAAAATCTTGGCGAGATTCAAGATATTGAATACTTCCAGAATAAACTATATCACGCATTGAATGTTCCAACTAGCCGTATGCAAGCATCGCAAGGTTTTAGTATTGGTCGTTCACAAGAAATCACTCGTGATGAAGTTAAGTTTAATAAGTTTATCGTTAGACTTCGTAAGAAATTTACTACACTATTCTTAGAAGCATTAAAGATTCAGTTAGTTGCTAAGAATATTATTACAATGGATGACTGGGAAGAAATGCGTTCTCTCATTCGTTTTGATTTCTTAGAAGACAATCATTATTCAGAGTTGAAGGATGCTGAGATTATGACTCAGCGTATTACTTTACTTCAACAACTAGACCCATATGTTGGTAAATACTTTTCTGATGAATGGGTTCGTCGTGAAGTTCTACGACAAACTGAAGATGAGATTAAAGCAATGGATCGTCAAATGGCTAAGAGTCGTCAGCAACAAATTGATTTTGCTGCACATCAAGGTAATGTACAAGTTGCTCAGCAACAACCTATGATGGATGCTCAACAACAGCAAGCAGATCAGGCACAAACACAAGGAGATGAACAATGAGTGAAAACACAATGAACCTAATTAACGCAATCCAAGCAGGAGATGCGGTTGAGATTGAATCTGCATTTAATACAGCGATGGCTGGTAAAGTTGCAGAACGTTTAGACACAATGCGTGCAGACGTTGCACAGAATATGTTCAAGACATTTGAACAATCATCTGACGAAGCATCAATCGACACAGAACAAACTACTGAACAAGAATGAGATATTACGAGTTTACCAAACAATTAAAAAGATCTGGTGTTGTTGAAAACACTAGATCCTTTAACCATCTAATTGAAAAATTAGAAGATGGTTCTGTTTTAATTAATGGTGAACCATGCGAATTTACAAGTATTGAGGAAGCAAGACAATACATTAAAGAAGAACATACTGCACAAAAACTAGAAGAACAAGCATCTAAAGAACTATAC